GTCACGCGGCAAAAAAAATAACCCCGTACCATCCGAAGATGGCCGGGGTTATCGGACCCGATTGTCGATCGGTTAAGCGTCGATCTTGTCGAGTTCGGATCTCATGAATGCCAGAAGGTCGGCGCGTTCTGAGTCGGTCACCTTCCCGAGCGCAAGAATCGAATCAGTGAACGCGCGGCGTACGGTCTGGACTGGCGTTTCCTTCTTGACTGGCGCGGCTTCAGGAGTCGCCCCGGTTTCCTTCTTGATGTTAGCGCCTGCAGGGCGAGCGACTCGGTTAGCCTTCTTAACTCCACGAACTTCCTTCGCGGCATCGGACTGATTCATCGCGGGACCCGTAGCGATCTTGTCGGCGAACTCGCGAAGAATCACGTCGAGCCTGTCCGACTTCAGATCTTCAGGAAGTTTAAAACCCTTGACGAGAATTTTAGCGGCTCCGGATCGCTTGATCGGCGCCAACTGCAGTTCTTCCATTCGGATCACGAGCGCACCGAATCGCGCCCATTCATGAAGTACGCCGTATGGAACCCCGGTTCGCTTCTCGAGACGTCTGAAGCTATCCCCATGGCCTTCGTGGTAACAGTGAACCGCAAGTGCTCGCCCTGCGTTCAGAATGTTATTGTCCGCGCTCATGATCTTGCGAGCTATCGCGGTTTCTTGCTTCGCAATGGCGGCGTTCGTCTTGCCGTTCTTCGTGGTCTTGCTGGCGGTCTTGGTCGTCTTGGTCGTCTTGGTCGTCGTCATTTGAGTATGTCCATTCCCGTTGGGATTCCCAACGTTTCGAGTTGATGCCGAGAGACGTTCCCTCGACCCGTAGATTAGAGCATATATCGACCACTATTGGAACCCCTATTGTCGCCAAATACGATAAATATAAAAAACGCGCCGCGCCGGTTTTTAGGGGTAGGGGTCGCCGATGCTTCGAGCGCGCCAGAAGCGGTCCTAGAGCGTCTCATGAGAATGGTCCAATAACATAAAAACGCCCACACAGACGGACGTGCTATCGACAATTCATTGTCATTAGTGGTGTTGGGATTCCCAACGGTCTTATCGACAATCCATTGTCAATAGTGGCGTCCGGTGGATCTGAGGTCCATCGTGAGTCGTGGTCCGATAAGGATTTCCAACGGCCACGTCCGATAACCTTATCGACAATCGGTTGTCAATAGGGGGGCCACGGGGGGAATACGGTCGCTGCTGTCCCTTTTATAGGGTCTCAGATTTTTATGCCAAATTACAGCGACACGGATCCACTACAGCACGTCTCTGATTTGCAATCTTCAGGACTCTTTCGGATAGGCATACAGCACTTAATGACTGACGCTGGAATCGCGTTGACACTGCCTACGGTTTCCCCGTCGCTGCATAACGTAGAGGCGACGACAACGTAATCATCATTCGCTTCAATGACGTACCCCAGCGTCGTCATCTCAATAGGCTTCATTTCCTTAGCCTCTTTAAGATCGATCCAAGGTTCGTCACAGCTCTGAATGTCCAGCCACGTGATTTCATAAAGTCCGGTCATCGGCCCATCATCGCCTTTTCAATCATCGGATCCATGATCCCAAGGTTGATTGAGAGCGAGCTGCGACCTGCGCTATATCGGGACTGACGGCCGCCATCAGCCTTACCCTTCATTCCCTTGCGGCTCTGGCTGTCCTTAGACTTAAACCGAAACGTCTGTTTCTGGAACGTGGGCGCGCCGTTTCTTCCCACACCTATTTGAACCGATTTGCTGTACTCAGCCATGGATTACCTCTTGTCTGATCTGTTCGCCTTTCGGCTTCTGATGGTTAGATTCGATTTACGATTGTCTTTAGGGTTACCGTTCTTGTGATGAATATCCTTACCGGCAATCTTACTGGCCCCATATTTCTTCTTAGCGATTCTTCGAGCCTTGTTTCGACTGGAACGTTCAGCGATCGTCTTCGAGCCGTACTGCTCGTACTCACGTCCGTAGTTCCGTTTAGTCAACTTTCCAACCCCCTAGAAGAATAGCTAAGTCTTTACCGTCCACGATGGTGTCCAAGTTAAGGTCCCACGGTGAAACGTACGTGTAGTTTTGTTCAGGCCAAGGCACGACAATAACGACGGGAGGACCCCAGTCAGCCAGTAGATTCCCTAGATCATCACCATCAAACGTCGTTTTAATAACGGAGAACTTAAAGTTTCTCGGGGACTGCACTGGGACGTGCTGGTTGCTGGCCGGAGTCCTACACCACGTGATCCGTAGCTCATTTCCCGTCAACTCCCAGCTATCGAAGGGCAGCATTGGTTGCCCCGGATTTGAAGAGATTGCGGATCCTACGAGCCGTCCCTCTGGTATCTCCCAGCAGTGAGTCATACAGACCGTGCTGTGGTCTTCAAATCTAAGCCTTACAGTCCCTTGATACGTAGTTTTAGGTCCTTCTTCGTAGGTAACGTACTCAACAGTCCACGGATCCTGTGAGATACCCGTGGACACGCTGAGAATCACAAATAGAGTCTTCAGCATTCTTATCCCCTCATAAAGTTGTCTTATAGAAGAGTTTACACCCTTCACCTAGATCCTGTCAGATTCTAGAGGCCCCCCTACCCCCCATTACAGGGATAAGGAGACAGCCAGACTAGGTCTTCACCTGAGTCCTGACGAGTTCTGTCGGCCCAGTCACGTTTCCGTAACCATATAGTCATCCAATTCAGAACCAACTGAGCGGCTTACGTTTACGACCCATGACTCCATCGACGAAATCATCCAGTTCCTTACGCAACTTATCGTCCGCTCTATTCGCCATCGCTTTGTCAGCGTCCTGAGCCATCTGTTCCGTCCAGTAGTTGACCGCAATAGCGAGGACATCAAGCCTGTCGTCATGAGCCAGCGCACCCTTCTGACGGGTCACCCGGCTCATCTGGTACATCATCTGGTATCTCAACGCTTTCTCAGGCGGCAGATGTCTCGTGCTGTCGTAGTCCTTTTCAATCACCCGTTTGTCAATACAGAGGCGATGGCTGTTCATCACAGGTTCCAGCGTGTCGCAGATACGACGTTCCTTCTGGACGCTATGCCGGACTTCCTCGATCGTACATCTGTAGATCTTCCCAAGGATCGGCTTCAGGAGCTGCGTGAACATGCCGTCACCGAAGTTGGACTCCACGACGATCTCGTTGACTTCCTGCTCCTTGGCGACCATAGCCAGCCGTTTCAACGTGTCCTCGCTATAGCCCCCCGGCAGTCCTCCCGCATCCGTCACGAACAAGAACCCGTTCAGCATCTTGACGACAGCGTAAGAAGTCTCGTCCGCACCACGGCCTGACGGGTCAATAGCCATCACTGAGCCTGTGTAGTCAGCCCATTTACCGTCAATTACCGTGAGAGGCCCGTAGAAGCGATCTCCGGGCAGCCCAACGTTCGGCAGGTCCTTGACCATATTCTCTGCTGAAGCCGCCCAGACGGGCTTCTCCGGTCCCTGACGAGGATTCAAAGACATGACGACAAGATCCGACAGCTTCAACGGGTATCTGTCGAGGTCGCTGAGGCTTGGGTCCAGCATGAACTGCAAGGAGAACCCGGTGCGGCCATAGGACGCTTCTCGCTCCATCAGGTCCTGATCGTCGAATCTTTTTGGGTCCGTAGGCTGTCCTACGGTTTCCTCGTCCTCCATCGCCTCTTCGATCTTCGGAGCCAACGTGTCTCCGTACCTCTTGAGCTGGCCCCTTGTCGGGTATCTAGCGGGCCAGATCAACGTCTTGAAGCCTCGCTCAGGCAGGACGCTGTAGATACTGGATTCCGTTTGTGGAGTCCCCAAGAACAGGATCTCTCCACCCGGCTTCAGGACCGCGTCAAACTCCTTGATGGACTCACTGAGCTTGTCACGCATCATTTGGGTGGCTGAGTTGTTCAAGCTCTCCACGTCGTCTGCGACGATCAAATCAGCGCGTGATCCCGTGATCTGGCTGGAGATACCTTTGGAAACGACTGAGGGGGCGTGGGAAGCTGGAGCTGGGCCAACGTCAAACGCGATCTTGCTGTTCCTCTGACTATCGGTAGGAATCAGGTGCCGAAGCATCGGCATGTCTGATATCAGCCGCAAAGTAAATGTTGAGAAGTCATCAGCTCGTTGTTTCGAGCCGGATACGACCATTATGTTCTTTGTCGGGTCCAACAGTAGGGAATGACATACGTACGCGGACGTAATCCAAGACTTACCCACGCCCCTGAATGCTTGAACGACTCGTCTTTTCGGTCCTGACTGGATGTAGTCAGCAATGTCGTACTGAATAGGAGTAGGGTCCGGTAGACCCAAATGATCCCAAGCCAGATACAGGAAGTTCCGAAAATCTTTAAGCCGGTCATCCATTAACGGCCGCCACCTCCGACTGGAGTGCCGCCGCCCCCGGAACCGGGATCGCTTTGCATGGAGTTAGATGCGCTGTACTTCTGCTTTTTGCCAATCTTACGCTTGTTCATGACGACATTACGCTTCTTGACGTAATCATTCACGTCCATCGGACTCAGGAGGTTCCCCTTCACGAGCCTGTCAGATTCTTCCAGCTCTTCCGTTTCAGGAGCGACTGGCGGTCGAAATGACTGCCAAGTTGCCCTAGCGAGTACTTTGTCGGCGTTGTCAATAACACCATCCCCATTCATATCGAAAAGAGGGTCGTATTCTCCGGACGCTATAAGAGCGACAAGTTGGGCTCTCCACGCTTGCCACTCGTCGCCGTCAATAAAACCGTCACCGTCCATATCCAGCATTGCAAGGAATTGCTCGGGTGTTATCGGGTTTCCTCCGCCGTTGTCTCCGTTGTCTCCGTCGTCTCCGTTGTCTCCGTCGTCGGGATCACTACCTCCCGTGTTGCCTTGAGCGTCGGTTATTGAGGGGGTCGTAGGAACCGGAGTAGGTTTATTACTACCAACGCCGCCCGGAGAGGATGGTGAAGGAGGGGGATTCATCCCATACTGAGTCGTGCATTGTTTGAAGTTTCTTCCTACGCGCTGATTGCACGCCGGACTCGAATAAGTCTTAACCTTACCACTTCCACAGTCCCCGCAGTCGCCCTCGCCGCAATCACAGCCTTTTCTTTTCTTTCCAACTTTCTTCATCACGCTACCTCCGTGTCTACGTTAAACGGAAGCGTCTTAGCCAAGTTGTTCAACGGCTCGCTTGCTTCCATTATTGCGTCAATGCCGTTGTCCTTAAGAAATGCGCGAGCAACACTAAGCTCTGCGGCTGTAGCCTCGCCTGATCGAATCTTATGTAGAAGGTCCTCTGCAAGATGCTTATGAAGTTCTTCAAGAATATCGTTCACTAGCCCTGACCCCCTACGTAGTTGATGACAAATCCCGCAACAGCTCCGACTGCGGCAGCAATCCCCAGCAGCCATGACTTCGACTGCTCAAGATCTCGAAGCCGTTTGTCGTGCCTGTCCAGCTCTTCATCGTGAATTGCTTGCCTAGCAATAAGCGCGTCTACTTTGCCTTCAAGACGGCCTAAAGCAATCAGTATCTCGTTGTCCATCAAGTCGCTCCGAGCCTCGTAAATGTCAAGTAAGTGAGGTTGAATGTCGAGTTTCCTTTCAGGTCCGCTCCTGAGTTGCCCGCAGACAGTTTGATCTTAACTTTGTTGTCGCTGACGTTTGTCACGTCAATCATTGACGACATACAGAGTGTATCGTTTGTACCTGCCGTAGCTACGGATCCCCAGCTCTGAGCGACCCTAACTTCGGTACTGCCGCCAGATCCCGTAGTCGCAAACAAGTCTGCGGCAATCACTGCGACATCTGCGCTGTTTTTAGTGACCCGACCGTGAAACTCAACCATCCATTTGCCTGTCTCGGGGAACGTGAAGGTGCCGCTGGTCTGAGCCATGTGAGAACCTACGCCCGTCCCCTGCACGGAAGTGTCTACTTTTTCCCACGTATTAGCTACGATCGCTTCTGATGTCCCGATCGCAAAGTCAACCGTCAGCCTCCACTGCCCTACGTAGCTCGGCAAGTAGTGATCGTCTAGGTTTCCTTCGGCGTTAAGGATTGCGACTTTGTTTGCGGACCCGGACCCCGGTTTCGATGACGGATTGGCGAGCGACTTCTCCGTCGCCACGACAACGCCGTCAGTCATTCCTGATGTTACTTTAGTTACCATGTTTCCCTCCTATTAGGCCCAGTACTCGGTTGCTGAAAGAAGCGACATGCCTCGACGATGGAAGCCGTCCGGGGTGCCTTGATTAAAGTCGCTATGGATCCCGATGTCCACGTCATCATGGTTGTTGTTAGCGAAGAACACGTGGAAAGTCAGTGTTGATCCAACGTCTCCAGATTCCACGGTGTACAAGTAGGAAGCGTTCTGGGAGGCTTCAGATCCGTGCTGGTCCTGTCCTCCATCGCTACCGTCTTCAGTAAGCGCGGTCGATCCGACAGGAGTATAGATACCGTGCGCATTTGAAGCGTTGTAATCCGGTGTACCGTTTTCCCCGGCCCCTCTCGCCCTCAGTACGGTCGCGTTGCTCAAGTCCGACCCCGAAAACTGCGAATCCGTAAGAGGTGCATCGCTTTTCGTTTTACCGAATAGCACGTGTCCGTACGGAGCTTCAGAAATTATATGGCTTTCAAACCTAAGCTCAATCTTGTTCCCCGCCAGTTTCGGGGCGATAGAAACTTCAAAGAACACGCGCTGAAAATCCGATCCCGAAGCCGACGCATCCCCAAACAAGGATTCACGGTCAGTAGCCGTAACCTTCACGTAATCCGTAGCCACTCCCGCAGCAACCTCGGATTCTGTCGTTCCGTTGCTGACGAGGTACAGCCTACAGACAGTGTCCATCGGGCAGTCCGATAGTCTATACGGCCGGTCTTCTTGAAAGAACACTTTCTGAACGAGTCCACCGGGCTGCTTGACGTAGCCTGTCGTCGTTTCGATGTTTCCATTAGCTAGAGTAATGTTGCCCGTAGACAAGCTGATGTCGCAGTTGTTGCCCAGCGTGATATCTGCGCTGTTGGTTACCGTGACACCACCCGATATTTCCGTAGTGCCATTTACGTCCAGAACGGTTCCCCCGGACATCGTCAACGAACCCGCAGTCACGGACAGACCCGCAGGGGTCGAAATCAACCCCGTGTTCGTCAGTGTCCCCGCGTTTGTGATGTTTCCCGTGTTTACGACGTTACCGCCATAATCCACGTAGAACAGGCTGCTGCCGTTCCTTTCAACATCTACGGCTTTCGTACTGCTGGATATAGATGTCTGTCCTGACACAAGGATTTGACCGAAGTCGTCGTTAGTCCCCGAGTTCACGTCGTGGCGCAGTTCGACACCTGCCGTGTTCCCCGTGCTGTAGTCGCCGACTTCGATCGCGTTCTCCGTAGATGAGCTTCGGATTTCAACCTGAGTAGCTGCGGTTCCTACGCCCGTACCGACTCGGAACTTTCCGTCACTCGTAAACGCGGCTTGGTTCGTTCCTCCAGAGTTCTTAAACTCCATCGTGTTCTGCCCGGTAACGCTGTCGCCCTGCTGAACCTTCATGGCCGGTGCCGTGCTGCTGGAGATGAACGGCTGCAACGCCTGTCCTCGCGACACCCCGAAGTTCCTAATCTGAACTTTCTCTGAAGTGCCGACAATGTTGTCCTGATCGAGCAGTGTTATTCGGACGCTGTCGTTCGCGTTCTGCGTGATCGTGTAGTCGTCCCCCGGATGCTGGATGACTCCGCTGACTTCGACGATGTACGTGTTAGCTTCCAGAGATGCGGGAGCAACAGGGAAGTCATAGACAGCGTCGGCCCCGGTATCGGTGAAATCATTCCCGGTCAGCGAGAACGACTCTGGGCTTGACAGGCTTTGAACGCCCCCTGCTTCAATAGCATCCGCAACGAACTGCATTGTCGCGGCGTGGTTTCCCGAGATCGGGGTCGCGATGTTCTTGATGATTCGGTTGCCTGCGTCATATCTGTTGTCAGTATCCACAGGAAGAGAGCCTACGCCCTTGTCTTCTTGCTCTTGGAGACTGAACAGGAGCTGGCTACTCTGTGAGTTCAGGTCGCTCGCTTTCAAGACCGAACCGTCGTTGAACGTTCTGGTCAGGTCGTCGATCGGAGTTGTCCTCGCGATACGAACTACGTCACCGTTAGCGATCACGTAGACGCTACCAGATGATCCGTATTTCGCGGCATCAATCGTCACCGTAAGGTTCGGGGTCTCCGAGATCGTGATATCCGCAGCGTCTACCGTATACACGGTCCCTGACGTAGACGTGATTGAAACGCCGAGATGTGAGGTAAGCAAGTAACTTAGGCTAACGGAAGAGAATGCGGTTTGGTTACCCGTTACTGTATAGTCAACGTAACTATTCGGCATAGGTCCTCCTAATTATCGTCCACGGGAAGTGGAAGGTTAGAGATTGCGATATCTGACGCTTGGTTGATTACCGGGAGATTCCCGAACAATGTAAGTTTCTTTGCGTCCCTTAAGTCTTTCTGACTCCAAGGGTCGTCTGCTTGAATCGTGCTTTGAATGGCTTCTATTCCGAACCGTATAAACGAATCGGCCATAGCGAACGGGACTGTCCCCGAGACCATATTAGAGGCCAGCCCGGTAGTCCTCGCGTTTCTTCCGAATGGCGCGTCATATCCGGCAATGTTAAACCCGGTATCGGCCATAGCTAGCAAATACGTAGAATATGAAGACTTGAACGCTCCAGACATTAGGATCCGTTCCGTCGTCATATTCTCTTTGAAGTACTGCTCTCGATCGTTGCCGGAATACTTCAGGCTTCTTCCGTACCCGAGCAGTGTGTACCCAAGTGCGCCGAGACCCGCAGAGCCGATCAAGTTCACGGCCTCTCTCATGTCGCCTCGCGCAATCCCTGCTGCTACCTGTTTTCCTCTGGAGGCCATCATGAAGACTCGGTACTGAGTCAGGAGTTTGAAAATAGGCCCCTTGTTCATCCAAGCTGGCATTTCACCGAAAGTCTGACGTTGAACCATGTTGTCTACCTGTCTTCTCATTGCGAGAGCGAGCAGATCGTAAGCGTGCTGGTCCTTCACCTTCGTGAAATCGACATCCTTTACCTTATAGTTACCGAAATGGCCGGGGCGGACAGATACGACCTCTTCGTCAGCCAACGCAGTAAAGATTCGTTTTGCTTCTGCTTCAGACAGCCCCAGCTCCATAAACCTCTGCTTCCCGTTTGTCCAGAAGCTCTGCTGTAGCACGGGTTTACCGTTCTTCATTTGATAGGCTTCGTTGACAAACCGCTGGAACGCGGCCTTCGTACCCCACCGCCTCAGGAACGTGTCCATAGGCACGATTCCCAGCGGGTTCAGGATAGAGGCTGACCTGCCCATCTCTATCCACTTACGTATTCCGGACGAATCAGCAGAGTCTGCCGACATTTCGTCCAATCTTCTTAGGATATGGTCGCCTCTGGCGTAGTCTCCTCCTGAGCCAATGAAAGTCTCAAGTTCCGCCGCGACGTTATCCAACAGCCTGCCGTCAGATCCTCTTAGATTCTTCTCTTTAGTGATGCCAATCAAGAACGTATCTCTGAGCTGGCCTAGAGTCGGGAACGCTTCCAGAGAGTTCGACAGCCCGGTTCTAGCCATGATGCTGGCTATTTCAGGAAGCTGAGCGATACCAAGCAAGGACCCGTAGATTCCCTGAGCCAACGACTGTATCGAGATAACGTTCTTTAGCGTCTTTTCGTCTGCGTCCCAAATGGGCTGCCCGCTCAATCTACGGAGAGCCTTAAGAAAATTATCTCTTGCAAACTCAGCGTCGTCTCCGTCAGGAACCATAGCTCCTAGTCTGCTTGCGACATCCTCAAGAGGGACGTTTTCAAAACCGAGTGCGCCCAGTACTTTCTTAGTTTCGACGGCTCCCAAGACTTGGTAAGCGTACTGATCCGTAATGTCGTTGATATCTCGTTTGAAGAAGTGGTCGATATGGGTGTTGACTCCCCCGATCACGGCTTCGTAGTTTTCGTCAAGCTCAATACGATGCTTTTGAAACCCCTTACTTAGATGAGGGTCTGAGCTTCCGTGAGATACGATCGATTCAAGGACCGCCTGAACCTGCTCTTCAACGTCCCCTTCTATCTTGCCCTCGTCCGCAAGCCGTTGGATGCTGGCTCTAATGCTATCTTCCTGAGCTTTGATAAACGTCATCGTGTTCTTGTTGCTGCGGTGAGCTACGGGGTCAATGCCGAAGGCCACGATTCTTTTAGCGGCTTCTCGGGCAACAGCTTCATTGAACTCGTTGACTCCTCGCCGCTTCGCTGCGCTCTTCATCGACTCTACGAAGAAGTCAACCATCTCTTCTTCGGTGCCTCGACCAGAAAACGAGGTATGTCTGTACACCCTACGGAAATACGTGCTGGGGTCAGGGACTTCGCCCTCAAGGAAGCCGTTCTTAGACAGAACGTTAAACATCTTGTTATGGAACTGCCTGAGAGCAGTGACTGCGTCTGAAACAGGGTCGCCCTGCGTAGGCACGAAAGACCTATCAGTCAGACTCCTAGTGACGGCCTTATCAAAGTCGTCAGGGTTGTTACCTGCGCGTACCCATTCCTTTCTAGGGTTCATCAGCGCGTTCCTAAGCTCACTGACTACTCGGTCCCGATTCAACCCGACAACGGTCACAGCGTTGACCCCGCCGCCTCTTGGGCTTTCCATAAGAAGCCGCCGTGCCTTGTAGAACACGCCGCTCGTCGCCTTCATGCTATCTAAAACGACCGATACCGCCGCAAACCCCCGGTTGACGGTCTTGCCGAAGATCTTGGGGCCTGCTCCTTCCATGAATCGGGCCGCCTTTTCGCGTTTACCCGTGGCGTTGTCCGTCCCTCGTCGTCCGGCATCGGCGGCTGAGTCAGCGTACGCATCCTGAGATACGTCAATGACCTTAACCCCGAGGTCCGTATCCCGCGCTACCTCTCTACCGTCAATAAGAATGACCTCTTCATTAGCGTCCGCCAAGGGGTGAGGAGCGTCTTCTGGGTCCGGATCAGGCACCCTCGTTTTCTTTTGAGCGTCTGCCATCTGAGTCTCGGTGCCGAACGCAACCCGCTTTGTGGTGGGATCAATACGAAGATCAAGGGGTTCTTCAATTTGCCTACCGACTTTACGGCCCAGAACTTCGGCTTCGTCGAACTTGAGCATACCGCCTACGACTCCCTTGCCCTGCCTGCCGTTCTCTTTGACTCGTTTACGTAGTTCCTTTGCCAGATTCTCCGCGTCGTTAATCCCCAGCTCTTCAAGAGTCGCTACGATTTCTCGACGGATAGCGTCCGACTTGATGCGTCCTCCTAGTTTCCAGAGCGCGTTACCTACGTCAGACGAGAACTGAATATCAAACTTCGCTTTATTAATGGTCACGCGAGGCTTTGATGTCTTAAGCGATTTAGAGATGATCGCGGGTTTCTCGGTGATCCGAGTTCCTCTCCTGACGGCCTGCCGGACCTCTGATTTAATCGTAGATCTGAGCGTTGCTGCGCTCTGGTTCTGAGATACGGTCACTCCAAACCTACGCGCCACTTCCGTAAGCTGCTCTACGGTCTTCATGCCAGCAAGAGCATCGTCCAGAGCTGCCATCGCTTCTTCTTCACCCGGCTTGTTTGCCCTGATAACGTCGAATATGGCTTCTCTTTTATCGTCAGCACTCAGCTTCTTGCCACCACGTCTCGTAGGAACGCCGAGTTTGCGGGCAGCCTCATTCAGCTTTTTGCCCTTCAAGTTAATCACTGTGTCCAGAATCTTTTCGTCAGTGATCACTTTAATAGACGGGAGCGAGGGGGCAAAGGTTTCAGCCGCCGCCGTCTCCCCGGCTTCTCTTAGCAGAACTTCAGTTTCCTCTCTTACGGAGTCGTTAATCGCTCTACGCAGTGAGCTGTTGAACGCTTTAGGGAACGCGGTTCCTAATGCGCCTGACAAGACCCCGGAAGCCCCGATTCCAATCAGCATGTCTCCGGGCGTAAGAGTCTTATCCAGAGCGTACCGCGCCCCTTCAAGAGGAACGTCGATAGCGGCTGCGGCGAGCGTAGAGCGCACTCCCGTTGCAATACGTACGCCCCTCGTTATTCGGTTGAGATTACCTGCTGCTGCTGCGGCTCCGCCGAAAGGTCCCGCAACGGCTGACCCAATGACTGTAGCAGCCACGGCTTCAGCACCTGAACCGATGATCGTCGCCAGTACGCCGCTGACCATTCCGTTCTCAAACAGGTCCTTACGGCGTTGCTCCTGTATACGAACGTCGTTGATCTGTTCCAGAAACGCGGGAAGAGAAGCAGGGGACCCGATCCGTCTAAGGGTCCTCTCTGGTATATCCGAAGCGTACTCTTCAATGATCTCCGGAGTCACTGAAAAGTTCGGATCCAGCATCTCGGCCATCGGATAGCTTCGAGATGTCACGTCTCTAATTGCTTCAGCAGTTACTGTTTCGTATTCAAGAGCGGTAAGGACCTTACCGCCAAACCCGAGATCAAGAGCTTCGGGTTGGTTATACAGTCGAGTCAGCTCTTTCTTAGTACGAGTCGCGGGCGTAGAGGGTAGGGACAGCAGCTCAAACGGAGCAATGCGGCTCACTTGCTGTTCTTCCATTTTTACTGGTCTCCGAGATAACGGTTGCCTTCATTAAGCATTCTGAGAAACTCGTCTGCGAATTCAGCTTTTTCTTCGGGACTGCTTTCCCCGACTCGTGGCACAGGCTCACCACTCAGCGTTCTGTAAGAGTCGGTTTTCTTTTCTCGCATTTCAGGCATCTTACTCTGCTTCAAAGACGGGTCAGGCTTGGGCTGCGTAATAGTAAACTCACCCGGCTCTCGGACTCAAGTTCAATTTCAACCAACTGGTCTCTTACTTCCTTCGTGTGGCCTTGGTCGAAGTACGAATAAGCCTTGGCTATTCGCTTGATGTCGGCTGATGTGAACACGTTGTCGTTTCTGAATGGGTTACTGATCGCAAACGGCAGCTCTCCCTCGATCGCTATCTTGACTTGATACCCGCGCCCAGCGACGTAGTCTACTGAGAGATTCTCCCCCTTGGCGCGGACAAGCTGATACTGTACGTCCGTATCGACAACAGACAGCATTCCAGAAAGCATTCCCCCGACAAAGGGACCATCTGCTGCGTCTTTACCCACGAGCTGCTGGATCTCTTGCACGGCTTCAGCGTCCCGTTTGTTAAAAGCGGACTTTGGAACCCTTCTCCCAGCCAAAGAGATCGTGTCTCTATCGAAGGCTTTGATGCCGTATTCGATGCATTCTTCAGGTGTCATGCTAGGTTCAATCAACTTCATCATCGTTGCTCGATCTTCAATGTCGTCAATATGCGCCTGCTGAGACTCGTTAAGTATCGTTTCCTTGCCTACCGTAAGCTGACGCACCTTCTGAGAAAACGCTGATATGTCGAGGTCTCTCCCCTTAATTTGCAGTACTTTCGTCACCGCTTCCGCAGGAGTTTGAGTTTGAATAAGCTCTTCATAAATGTCCATGAGCTGCTCTTGACCACGGTCTCCCGTCAGTCGCCCCTCAAACCCTGCTCGTCCCAGTTGCGCCCAAGGCTCGTAGACTCTTTCGTGGAACTGCTGTGCCTGCGACGCTACGAACTCAGGGTCGATTTCTTGGCCTGCTCCTAGCGTAAAGTTAGAAAGAGCGTCGAAGGCGGACTCTACTTCTCTTTGGAACTGCGAAGGGACTTTACCTGTTTTCATCGCAGCGACAGTTAAAGCGTCTGCGTGGCCCGCTCCTGCTTTTGAAGCGGTCTCATATGCCAGCGTCGTAATTTCATTACGTGCAGATGCCGTGATCTCTCTCATATCCATTTCAATAGTGAAAGACTCTCCATCGTCCGTGTTTATTTGATAGACAACCTTTTCAGAGTCGCTCTGTGCCACCCTTACAAGCTCTCCCTCGTCAAATATGTTCTGGACAGCTACCGCTTCGTCAAAGGATTCTTTGATTACGGTTTCAATGTCTTCGACATTACGCATGTTAATCACGCCTGAATCAAACTTGCTCATAAGGCGGCCTACCGCCATTTGAGATGCTCCGTCTTGCCACCTTCGAGCGGCTTGTTTGAAATTTCCTCCGCGTCTCCGCAATCCGATGTTCGCGTCGATCGTCTTCTGAGCCTTCAGCAGCTCTGATTTCGCGTAATCGCTTTTAAGATCTGCACGAGATCCTTTAGGACCCGTCTTTACGCGTTCAAGAGCCTCTACGGCTAGTGCCGTATACGTAGGGTCATCCTTTGCCAGTTGAATAAGTGCGTCTACTGCCAACCTGTTTTTTGCGGTGTAGGTCAGGGGCCACTTGTCAGGTCCGAAGCCCGTAGCGTCGTCGTCGATTGCCCCCGTAATCTGATTGACCATATTCTGCGTTGCAAATGAAGGTCCTTCAAGACCGTCTCTGAGTTCGGCCGCCCGGTCTTTTGCCGCGTTCTTGACCATGTCTTGAACGCCTACCGCAAACCCGACCCGAGAGTCTTCAAGAGCTTTATCACCGGCGTATTTATTTTGAGAGACCTCAAACCGCGCTCTATATCCGGCAATACCGTTACCGAACGCTTTTTCCATCGCGACCCGGTCCCCGCCAGAATCAGGCATTGACCTAAAATAAGAAGCGGACTCTTCTCCGAACCACGCCATCGCGCCTGACGTATCCGCAAAGGCCGGATTAGTTGCCCTCATTTGTCCGATTACCGACTCAGTTTTGATTTCAAATTGACGAGCCAGAGCCTCCCCTACAGCTCTCCCCCGACCACGTTGAATGTGCGGATTCTCGCTTGGGTTAGCCAGCCCGTTTTCGACGAGCTTAGCCAAGTTCTCGTTATTCTTATTAAGCAGGGCCTTCATCGCGTCGTAGCCCGCCTTATCCTGCTTGCCTTCAAACCCTTTAACTGATCTACCCAGACTGACAAGGGATGAGCTGAGGGACGAGTAAGACTGGGAAAGCTCGCCAGCAAATCGAATCATAGGATCGACAGGCGCGAGAGTTTGAGAAGGTGCGCCTTCTGAACCGGGAGTTACGATCGTGTTGACCGGACTTGCCGTGACTCTAGGTGTGGGAGCTGTCGGCTGTCTGTATTGAGTCATTAACCACCTCCGCCGTAAGGATTATTCATGACCGCGTTCATGTAGTCGTCTGCTGAGCCTTGTCCAGCCTGTGCGAGCGTGTCGATACGGGCTTGCTCCGAGTTAATTGCCGGGTTATCCGTAGGACTGTAGACGTTCATCGCACTAGCGCCTGTGTTAAATCCGACAGACGCGAGATTAAGGCCCAACGCCAGTGTGCTAGGACCAGCAGGAGCCTGCTCAAACGGCTGCATAGGATCTGGGTAAGCTCGGTTCAGGACGGTCTGTCCCTGCGCTCGGAACCCTTCCATCTCCCTGTTAGCCTGCCTGATCTGACCTTCAAAGTTCATCCAGACAATGTTCGCAGTTTCCACGCTTAGCCGCTCAGCTTCGGCTTGAAGAGCGGAGACAGTTCTTCCTGCGGTTTCGTCGCGAGATACGGTGATCATCGACGACGAAGCCCTTGCTCCTCGGTGCGCCTTTTCAATCTCAGACAACGAAGCGCGTTTCATCTGATTTACGCGGTCCATCATCGCTTCAGTTTTCTGCGCGAAATCTGCGCGAACTGAAGTCGCCGTCTTCAAGTACGAGTCTTCCTTGAACTTTTGCAGTCGTCGTTTGTAATCGTTGTTGCGGCCAACTTGATCTGCGGCCTGACCTGCGGCGGCTTGCTGGCCCACAAAGTTCATAGCAAGAGAGCCTGCGGCAGCCACGCCCCCGAGAACAGTCATGGTAACTGGACACATAGATCAGCTTCTCCTGTTGTTGTTGATTAAAGCGAACTCGTAGAACGGCAGCCCCTCAGGGCCAAACGGTCGCTCTCGAATGAATGTAAAACCTAGCCACTTCACGAACTTGACATGTAGCTCGTTCCGCACGTCCATCAAGTTGAACACCATGTCATACGGTGCCATCAACCTAGGCAACGTGGTTTTGCAGAGTCTTAAAAACGCCGTGGGGTATCGTTCAATCTCTTCCGTACCCATCAGCCAAATGCTGCCGAAGTCTGGGATAAGCTCCACTGGGGCGATCCCGAACATTGCGATAGGTAGACCGTCAGCCGTTATCGTGTAGCAGCTAGGCACGCTGAGTTCCATACTGTTCGACAGAGACTCAACGGGATCTACCGTACCTGTAGCCGCAATCTCGGCAAGATCAGCAGGCCGCATGTCACACGCGATGATATCTATATCGACCCCTTCTGCTGGTCTGATATCTAATGCCATTAGAACCTCTGTGATGCGCGGTTAGTGTAGTAAGACTCAAACTCGACTGACTGAATGTTACTCGGCAGAGGCGTTGGGTTCAATATCTCGATCTTTACAGCATCTGATTGAGCGAATATAGGAAACCT